CGGCCAATTTCCGTAGCAAGCCACTTTCTTGCACCTTTTTCCGTCTTGAATGACGGCGCGTTGCCAGTCATCAATTGTTCGCCGCCATCGGAATAGGTTGCACTAATGAAAGGCTGAAACGAAATACCGCCACCGTGTTCATGCACTCCCGCAACGTACTTGGTTCCCTTTGGGCTAGTCCAATGATCGATTTCGATGCGTCGATCAAACTCCGCCTTCGCGCCAGGACGGGAGAAACCCTTGTATGGCTTCGACAAATCTAGGATTTGAACCCGGAAGGAATGCCAACCCGCTGCGGCTGCACGCTTCTTGACATCTTCCATTTGCGCGGGGGTCTTCGCTTGTGTTGACAGAACCTTTTCATGCAGACGATCTGTCTCACCCTTTGGCAATCCCCAAAGAACATATTCCTTTTCAAACGCCACCTTCTCGCCAGGACGCGCAAACACCCCGAGCCGCTGTTCGATTTCGTTGCGAATGTCGCTCATGCCTTCCATCGTAGCGTCCTCCTATGCGATTTACGCATTCACAAATCCGGGATCGGGAATCTGCCGCGTGTCGATGAGCTGCTGGCGCTTCCCGTTGTGCCGCTTCAACGCGGCGTAGTTCACGTTGCCATCCACATCCGTCCACCCGCGCTCAAGGGCGCGTGCCGCCGGCACGGGTATCAGCGCGCAGCGGCAGTTGAATCCGCACGGCGGTGCGATCCCCTGGCGGTCGAACATCTCCATCGTGCCGATGTAGCCGTCCAAGCCCTGATGCGTGGGCCGCGTCCGGTTGTCCCCGGTCGCGCTGTATTCCACCAGCGGCACAAACGCCTGCACCTTCGGTTCGCGCAGGGTCTCCGCAAGCCCCTCCGTGGCCGCCCGGTTGGTGTTCGTGCGTAGCACGGTCTCGAGCCGCGCCGTGGTCAGGTGCGTCCCCGTGACCATCTGCGTGGTGGTCACGAAATCGCCGAGGTTCATCTTGCGTATCCACTTGCCCACCACGGACTTGCCGGGTTTCTCTTCGATGACGCGGGCAATCAGCTCCTGCGTCTGCCGCGTCTGCTTGGGGTTCATGCCCGTCACGAAGAACGTGCCGTCCGTGATCCGCTTGGCCGTAGAGATTTGCCCACCCTGGGGATTGACCGTGATCCCGCGCAGGAGCGAATCAAGCACCGGGCTACGGGCGCGCATATCGGGCAGGGCGGTGTTGCGCTCGTGGTCGGCCACTTCGCCCCCGCTGCGCTGGGCGGCCTCAATCAGCACATCCCAATCCGTGCGCGAGATCGGCACGCGGGTGCGGAACCAGTTGGCAATGGGGGCGAGGAAGTCGCGGCCGAACCCCTCTAGCACAACGCCCGTTTCAAGGCGGTCGAAGGTCAGGGCGGTGTTGTCCTCGAGCATCCCCGCCACGGCCTCGTCCGGGATCTTGGCCTTGTCGATGGCCTCCCGTGCGCCGAAGAGCCACGATGCCATCAGGAGGGCCGACGTTGCCTCGTGGAACGTCCGCCAATGCTCTGCGCCCGTTTCCCCCAGTACCTGGGCTGCGATGCCCCTGCGGTACGCCTGCTGCGCCTCCTTGAGGACGCTGCGGAGGTGCTTGTCTAGCGCGGCGCGGTTCATGCCTTGCGCTTGCGCTTGCGGACGGCCACGACCTTGGGAGCCTGCGGGGCGGGTTCCTCACCCTCCGGGGCATCGTTGCCCAAACCCAGCATGGCTGCAATCGGGTTGTCCCCGCCGGCCGACTTGCCGCCAAGGACGGGTTCGCCGTCCATCGGTTCGGCAAGGCCGAGGAGGTCGCGCACCTCGCGTTCGCTGACGCGGCCGCCGAGGGCCACGAACTTCTCCACGGCCTCCAGGCGCTCCTTGGTGTCCGGGCGCTCCGGGGCGAAGTTAAAACGGATGGCGCGAGCTTCGTCATCGGACGCGCCGAGCATCTTGGCGACCACGCGAACGAGGTCGGTGGTGATGGATTCCGCCAGCGCGTCCGCGTGGTAGCGAATCACGCGGGACAGGGTGTCAGCGTGGAGGTCAGCAACGCCGGACCCCATGCCCGTGCCACCTGCCTCGCTTGAGAGCGACTGCCCAAGGATGGCCTCCTTGAGCTTGCTGCTGCACCAATCGACCATCTCCATGAAGATTTGTGCGCGGCCCGCGTTCGCGTCCTTGATGTCGATGTCGTACATCGACTCGTTTGGGCCGATGCGCGGCAGCACCACGGAATTGTCGTTGACGAGGTTCTGAAGAACCGTCAGCATCTCGTTCTTGGCCGCATCGTTGCCAGCCGGGTAGTATCCCACCCGGATGCCGAGCGCGTACCGCTCCGCGTAGGCGGCGGCGTTCTGAAGGATTTCCTGCTTCAGCAGCCAAATGTACCAGCACACATCGCGTGCGCCCACGCCGCGGTAGACCTGGTCGGCGCTGTTCGGGTCGATGAAGTTCGGGGCGGTCGTGAACACGCGGTGCAGGACGATGGCGCGGCGCTCGTTCTCATCGAACAGGTGAACGAGCGAGTCGAAGCCAAGGTCGGTTACCGACGATTCGTTGATGTACGCCGAGCCAACGCGCATAGCCACGTTGCCGCGCTGGTCGAATGCCAGGGTGTCGGAGGCGAACGGAATCCATTCGGCCACGCGCACGCCGAGCTTCGCGTCCTTCTCGTAGACGATGTTAGTAGCGGACACGCCGTACCACACGGCCTCGTGCATGGCGCGGAACAGGTCGCTGCGCCGGGGGATGGCGTTGATGATTTCGGCGATGCGAACAGCAAGTGCCTGCGTGCGGGGGTTGTCATCATCGTCCGCAGTCACGGACCACTCAAGGCCAGCGAGGGTGACGAGGAGGGAGCGCAAGACACCTTCGATGTCCGCGTCCATCCGCATCATGGCCTGGTAGTTCACATCCAGGCGGTACGCGAGGCTGCTGTTTCGCAGCATCAGGGACGCGGTACGGAAGTACGACCGCTGCACTTCCACGGGCAGGGCAAGCGGCCCGGTGGGTCCGCGGCTCGTGGGCGGTGGCAGGGGCTTGCGCGGCCGTCGTGCGGGCGGAAGGCCCGTTCCCGGAACGGCGTTCGGCATAAGAGGATTGCTGTGTGATTCGTTCATGCGTTAGATCCGTAGGCTGCGGCCGCGCTGCTTGAGTTCTGCAAGTTTGCGCTTCGCATCTGCAATACGCGCATCGCGCTCCGCGGAGGCGGTCGCGTTTGCCGCTTGTCGTGCTTCGTCGGCAGCCTTGCGATCTTCGCGCTCCTTGGCGATGTCGGCAAGCTTGCGGTCGATCTCCGCAATGCTGCGGTCTACCGCTCTCGCACGGTCGGTGCGTTCCGGGCCTCGCGCCTTGACTTCCTCAAGGGCGGTTTCTGCCTTGCGGACACGGGCATCGGCCTTGCGTTGTTCGGCATCGCTTGCCTTCCGTTCCCGGTCCTCGTAGTCGCGGTCGATGCCGCCGCGGGTTTCCTCAAGGTATTGCTCGGTGAACGTCTTGCCAGCGGCCTTGGCGCGTTCCTCGATGCCCTTTGCGGTCTTGTCGGTCTTGGCCGACTTGCGACCGGACTTGGGCGCGGCCTTGCCTTCGGAGCCACCGCTACCGGGCTTGCCGCCGCAGTCGTTCCCAGGCTCAAAGCCATTCGGGCCGATGCCGCAGTTGTCGAACAGGGCGCGACGGGCGAAAATGCCCAAGCGGTTTTCGATTTCCTCTCGCGTGGTCATGGGTGGGAGTCTACCGCGTCACCCGAACATCCTTCGCTTCGGACCACGCGATTCAAACATCCGCGTGGGCGTGGTGTTGACAGTGACCACGCCGCCTTGGCTCACGACCGTGCCGCTGGCGGCCGCATTGCAGAGGTCAACCACAACGTCCACGGTGTCATCGTGCGACCCCGCGGGGAACGACAGCAGCTCGTCCAGCACCACGCGGAAGTCGGGCGCGGCTTGGCCGTTGGCGGCTTGGGGGAAGTGGAGTCGGCCCTGCTCCACGAAGGGCTGCGCCCCGGCGGCGCGGAGGTGCTTGTCCGCCCCGCGTTCCACGGGGATGACGGGCTGCCGGCAGCCCATGCGGAATTGGTCGAACACGCCCTTCTGCGGCCCGTTGGCCTCCGCGAGAACCAGTTGGCAGCCCCGGCGCTCCACCAGTTCCTTGGCCATGCGGGCGAAGTCCGGGAAGGACTCGCGCACGCGCAGAATGTCGGTCAGGTACAGGTTGCGGTTGTAGTCCACCTCGCCCACGATGCAGACGGAGTAGTCGGGATCGTCGCGCTCTTGGCGCTTCCGGCCGTACCCCCAGTCGATGGCGGCGATGGTGCGCGACCCCGTGTGGTTGCCATCGTGATAGCGCACCCACTCGGGCCGGAACACGAGGAGGTCGGAGGACAGCGGCACAAGCTCGTAGGCGCGAGCGTAGGCCATCGGCCCCATGTCGCGGCGGTTACGGTTGAGCAGTTCGGACGTAAAGACTTCGGGCCACGGGCTTTCCAAGCCCCGGCACGGCCGGCGCAGGAGCGTGCCGTTCTCCTCGCACTCGCGCCGCCATTGGGCGGTGATGTCATCCGTGTGGAAGGGCGTGGCCGTGCGCCAAATGCGCGCCGGGTGCTTGGCGGACGGGTCAAGCATCGGCAGCCAAATGTTCGCCATCGCCTCCTTGACCTGTTCGCGGAGTGCGGGTTGCAATACCGCGTTGCGGAGGTCGCAGATGTCATCGGGCCACAAGATGTCGGCGCGGCCGCCCGTGCGGCCGAAGATGCCGGAGGCTTGCACGGACGGGTCGCGGCGTGCGGGCAGACCGGGGGCGGTCACGCTCCAAGCGGTCACGGTGTCCTCACCGGGTTTGAGGGCAACGTGGGGGAACACGGCCCGGTACAGGGGGCTGCGGATGATGTCGCGCAGGAAGCGGCTCGTGGCGCTGGCGGCCTCGTCGTTTGACCCGATGAGCTTGAAGCGGGTAGCAGGGCGGCGGCCAAGCCACCACGCAGCAAGGTAGGTCAGGCTTGAGGTCTTGCCGTGGCCGCGGGGCAGCTCGGCGTACCAGCGGTGATGGGTGGCCGCGTGGATCAGCAGTTCGCGTTGCAGTTTGCTGATGGGCTTTCCGATGAGCAATGCGATAAAGGCCGCCGGGTTCTCCCGTGCGGCCTCCACGGCCTGGGTCGCGGTCAGGGCTTGCGCTTGGGCTTTCGGCACGGCTTGGGGGGTTCTGCCGGGGCCACGCCGGCGATGGAGCGGGCCACGGCCTCGAGCGCCCCCTCCGGCATATCGGCGGTGATCTCCACGCGCTCGGTGGCGGTTCCGTCCTCAAGGCGGTAGATGCGGTCAATCTTCTCCGCATTCTCAAAGTTCTTCTGCCGGAGGAATGCCAGCAGCTCGGTGGCCCGAATGCGGTCGCGTGTACTGGCATTCGGGTCCGTTGCGATGGCAAGGACTTCTTTCGGCAGTACGTTCATGGCGGTTTCGGGGACATCCCATGCCCCGTAGACCACCTGCTCCATGACGCGAAGATGCTGGCGGTTCTCGCGCCGGCGGATCGGGTCGAAAGTACCCCTAGTCCCCTCAGCAGGTTGTGCCGTTTCGTCGGGCATAATGCCCCCTTCCGACTGCATCTTACCGTGCCTTTCGGTTTTGCAACACAAGGTCGAACCCGGCGGCGTTGGCCACCTTCAGGATGGAGTCGAAGGTGGGCTTGCGCTTCCCGATGACCGTGCCGGGTGTGCCGAGGAGGCATCGGACGGTATGAGCGCGCAGGATGCCGTTGGCTTCCATCTCGCGTGCAAGGCCGGATCGCGTGCCGCCGGCGGCGGCCACGGCTTCGGTGATGGTGGCCTTGAATTGATCGTAGGTCGTGATTACTGCCATACGCGGAAGCATATCACGCCAACGTAGCCCATGATGGCGGCAGCGACGAAACCGATGCAGATGACCACGGCATTGATGATGCGGTCTTGGGATCGGTACTGGCGGCAGATTTCGCACTCGCAGCGTTCATTGTCGGTCACTTGCCGTCCTCCTGCTTGTAGCAATCCCAGCCGCGATATCTCGCGTATCTGCTTGGTTCTAGTCCACCGTTGGTGAATATCTCGTGGCATAACTCCCGCCGCGCATCATCTCGCTCCTCGCGGAGGCGTTCGATGGTGTCTGCCGCCTCAAGCATGATTGACGGCGCAAGGCACTCGCTGTTGGCGCGGAGCTGCGTGACGATGTCCTTCATCGAGAGTCCTCCACATTGACTTGGACACCAATCGCCAATCCCTGAACCATTGCGGCCACACGCTCCTTGACTAGTCTTTCGACTTCATCCGCCACGATCTTTTCGATGCGATTGTGAACGGACTTAACCGCCAGTTCGATCATTCGATCTATTGAAACCTTGATCTTGTCGGTGTAGTTCTCTTCCTTGATGATGAATTCAACCTGCCCGCGCAATGCCTGTTCCATCAATCGCTTGTAGTCGGCGATATCAAGCCTGATGCGGTGCTTGTTGGAGATTCGCTGGTTCTCCGGCGAATCTTCAAGCAGGGCATTTTCTTCGTTGATGATCTGAAACGTTATTCCATCTTTCATCGGGAGTCCTCCACCAAGGTGTGAATGCCGTGCTGCACCATCAGGCCGCGGGGTTCGCCCTCAAGGCCGCGGCGGTCGAACCCGCCGCCCAAACGGGCAATGATGTTGCCGAGGCGTTCGCGTTCCTTGTGGTGTTCGTTGAGCAGTTTGGTGATGTGTTCGCGGTCGGCGATGAATCTCGCCACCAGTTGCTCCACGGCGTAGAAGGTCTTGAAGCCTGCGGCCTTGGCGAGGCGCTGGGCTTCGCGGACGGCCGCCGCGTCTACCGGGTGGAAGTGTTCGGGTACTTCGATCATGCGCGCTCCTTGAGGGCGTTGAGGTTCAGGACACCCGGGCTGACGAGTTCGTAGCCGCGGTTGCGTTCGGTGACGGAGCGCACGCGCACTCCGTAGGTGTGCTTGGCGTGATCCACGATGTAGGAGACGGCCCTGGGGCTGCACCCCCACACCGTGGCAAGCGCGAGGCGCGTGGGATAGATGCCCTTGTCGGTCTGCACCACCAGGTAGATGATGCGGTCGAAGAGGTCGGCGTATCCGCGCCGGCAACCTGTGCGCTTGTGCTTCATTGCGCGTACTCCTTCACGAGCTGCGTGTAGCGGTCGAAGGCCGCCAGCGTGTTGGGGGCAAGCATGGCGCGCAGGACGGCGTTGGCCTCCTCGAGTTCCTTGAGGCGGGCGCGGACGGCTTCGATGTCGCCGGAGTGCTGCCCACCCCACCACAGTCCTGCGGAGCGCAGGAGGCGGTCGAATTCGGCCAGCGTGACCGCGCCGCAAGATCGCCACTTGCCGGCGGTAGCGCGGTCAACGGCGGCGAGTTCGCCTACGGTCTTGATGTCTGCGACCAGCATCAGAACGTGCAGGGCGCGGGTGGAGAGCATCTGATGCACGGGGTCAGAGTCGATGGGTGTTTGTGCGGTGATCATGGGTGGGTGGGAAAGGGGCGGTCGCATCGCCCCGGTTAGTGGTCAGTCCTTGTCCTGTTCGTTCTTCCAAATCTTGCCGCCGTACTTGGCGTGCATGGTCGCGGCACGCTGTTCGGTGATGCCATACTCGCCCCACATCGGGCCGCTCCAATTCCAATCTCGCGCCTCCGGGCCGAGCATGATGTTGGCAATCTGGCGGAAGGCGGCGAGCTGTGCGTCGTTCATGGCGTTCTCCTCGTTGTGTCGCGCTCCCGCAACGTGCGTTCCTGCGACACGGTGAATGATACGCATTCGTATACGCCCGTCAAGGGGCTAGTGCGGATATTTCGCAGAATTATTTGAGGGCGCAGAATGACTTCTGCGGGGCAGGAGGCGCGGGATGCCCTTCCGGCCGTCCGGGCGAGGCGGGCGCGTCCTGGGGCAACCTAGGCGGCTTGTGGAGGTGCTGGGGGATCTTCGGCCACCCCGAAGTCGTTGGCGGTCGCCGCCCAAACTATCCGGGGCGTTCCGGCCCCAAGCCACTCCTGCTCGATTTGATCGGCCACGAACGCCTTCGCATCGCGGTGGCTCATGCCGTCATTGTCCCGCAGCCGAGCCGCAATCATGTCCGCCGAGTAGACGGCGACCGGGATGCCGCGCTCCCCGCTGCGGGGGTAGGAAACCCCGAGGAGGCAGTCATCGAAACCCGACAGGAGGATGGCGGCGACGCGCCGGCGCTTGCCCATGTGCATGAGTCTACCTCCGTGGTGCGGGGTTCTTGCGGCAATAGTCAATGGCGACCGCCAGTACGCGGTGCGTGTCCGGGCTGATGCCCAGGCGCTCTTTCGCCGCATCAATCTCCGCAGCGGTTGCGGTCTTTAGCACCTCCTTCGCCCACGCATCCCAATCCGCGTACTCCTGCGATGTCGGGCCTTGCACGGCGCTGGCGTTCCTGCGCGTGGCCTCCACCTCCGAACGTCCCGCGATTTCCGCCGCCGCCGGGATGATCGCACAGTACGCCTTGTGGATGGCCGCGATGTCGGGCCTGCTGCTGCGGACAAGCTTGTGCTGCTCAATGCAGTCGCGCAGCTTGTCTTGGTGCAGCGACCCCCACTTGCGGTTCAGGATCGAAGCCTCCTCCGGGGAGGGCTGCCACCGGGGCCAAAGTTTGCCCATCAGGATCTTGTTGTCGTTCCAGGTAATCGTTTCCATGTCGGTCTCCTCGTCACCATTGCGGTTGGTTCAGGTCTCTGTTCCGGTCTCTTCGATTCTTACCAACCCGCCCCCCCTTTGAAGGGGGGGCTATGGGGGGTTGGATATCTGTGGTTGTGGTTGTAGTTGTGGTTGCCATCGTTTCGCCATTGGCGTTGCCATTAGCCCCGCCATTGGCCCCGCCATTGGCGTTGCCATTGGCCACCCCATTACGAGCGCGCCAGCGGGCATCCGCGCCCCGCCGGCCGTTCTCGGAGGCGGTCGCGTGCTTCTCTTCAACGCGGGCGCGTTCGCGCTCCATGCGCGGATTGGATAGGGTGGCCATTGGCCCCGCCATCCGCGTGAACCGCTGGCGGATGACCGCCCAATCGGCCTCTGACAGATTGCAACGGGTCAAGGTCGCGCACGCTTCCCGGTCATCGGGAACGCCGTGATTCGTCCAGGCGTACATCAGCAGTTGCGTGTACGCCCATCCCTGAACCGCCGTCATCGTGGCCGTGCTGACCAAGAAGTCGGTGGGGTACATCGGAAACCAAGGGGTAGCCATTCCATGCTCCAAACTCCGCAGGCGAGGCGGGGAGCGGCTGCAAGCTAACCCGCCCCGCCCACGGATGTCGAAATGTCGAGCAGTTGCAGCCGCTCTCGCTACCCACGATGGGTTGCGTTGGTGCGCATCATACCATATACTCCGGTAGTCGGGCGATGGTTTTTGCGATAGTCTGCGCGTGCAGCCTATGCCCGACAATTTAACCCCCGGAAGCGCGGCTCGGTTGACGCAAGTCCCGAGCCGTGTTCTTTTCCGGCCCCGGAAAACCGCGTGTACGCGGAATCGACACATCCAAATAACGTGTACGAAAGTGCTACCTATTTGAACATCTGTGGCGCATTCGATTCATTGGGCAGCAACACGCTCATTCTGCGCGTGTCCTGCCCTGGCGAAAGGCTGACAATTTGTTACCCCATCGGTGATATCAACGGCGGGCGTACCTTGCGGCCTTGTGCGCCGTCCCGAGCGAGAATAGGCCGCTGGCTTCCTTGCGGCTGGCACTCGCACCTTCGCATCGGCACTATACCCATGCGGATACCGGATTGCTCATTGGGGTGAGTAAATCTACTCAACGGGCTTGCCGTCAACAACTCGGCGATATCCAAGCCTCCACAGCAGATGCGCGATGTCGGTCGCGGTCGATGCCACGGCCTCCTCGTCTAGCTCCGGGCGGATTGCGTGGATGGCTTCGTGGATTGTGGTGTCGAATCTGTCCTTCTCACACGGCCAAGTCGCCACGCGAATGAGGCGGCCAGCGGCCTTGCCGGGGTCGATCATGTCCCCGAAGTCCCTCATGTTCGACGCGAAGCGCAGCGTCCAGTATTTGCCACCGAGTCGAACTCGCATGGTCAGTCCGTAAGTACGAAGGATGGGGTGAGGGTATAGCGCATGGCAACCTTGCCGCTGCGCTTCCTGTAGGTTTCGCGGGAGAAGTAAACACGCATCCACACCGCGCCCATGTCGTGCGGGGGATGACCGGATTCGTTTGCCCAACCCGAGAAGTTGTCGTTGAACTCGTCTTTGTACGTCCCGCAGCAGATGTGGTGCTGGGTGTCCTGCACCACGCGCACCCCGTCACGGTCGCCCACCAGGCGCTCGCGCCGCAACGGCATAATCCACCGTCGGTGGATGTGGCCCGTGCAGACAATGTCTGCGTCCGGCATCACAGCGGCATCGCGGCGGACGCGAAGTGTGCCGTGACTCATCAGCGCGCCGCCACCAGCTCCGTGGAAATACTTGAGCGTGAGGCCGTGACGTTCGCTCTGACGATGGCATTGGAAGCGCACCCAGCCACCGTATCCGCCGGGATACACCTTGTGCTTCGTCTGTTCGCTCATGCGTTCGCACAAACGCTCGGTGTAGTCCGTGTCGCAGTTCTTGAGTACCGACTGCTCATGATTGCCCCTGGTGACCAAGCAGATGTTCCGCGCATACGGGGCATAGAACTTCGCCGCGTTGCGGATCACGCTGTCCAAGTAGTCAGTCGCTAGCTCGTCCTCCTCGTGAACGCCACGGCGCGCCCTGCGCGGGTCGTACCGCCCTTGCATCAAACAGCCAGTATCTCCAAAGAAGAACGCGCCGGCGCGGCGCTGAACGCATTCGTCCAAGTGCTTCACCTCGAGGTCGCGGTTGCAATGTGGGTTGTCGTGGTGACGGTCTGACGAAAGCAGGAACCACCACTCATCCGCATAGGAAGTGAACTTCAGATCCACGGTGTGGATGTTGCGAGACTCCTGCGCCACAGAGAACGGGAGATCCATGCCCCGCCACGCTATCGGGGTCTGATTGCCTCACCGCAAAAAAGAAAAAAGTGGTCGGATTTCTTACAGCCGGGGGCTTGCGCCTGCCGATACCGATGCGTATAACACCCCCAAGCGGTGGACGCACGTTGCGGAAGCCGCGAAATCACGAGGAGATTGCAATGAAGATCAAGGTCACCGTCGAAGATGCCCTGAACAACCACCCCACCCTTAGCCGGATCTACGGGGATGTCCTGCTTGCCTGCGCTCGGGAATTGTCTGATGCGGTCAGCCAGGAAGTCCTCCGTACCCACGCCGACTTCCACCACATTGACCCGGACAACGAGGCCGCGTGGCAGGATGCGCTTGACCGCCGCGACACCGCCGACCGGATGTTCCTGACCGTCCATGCCAAGACGGAGGTGATCCTGTGAGCGCACGGCGAACCGACCCGTGGACATCTCACGCCGCCGCTGACAGCATGGTGGTTCCCGCCAAGGGGATGCAGGCCAAGCTGCTTGAGGCGTACCGCGCCAGCCCGAACGGGCTGACCGATGAGGAGGCGGCGGCAGCCGCAGAACTCCCAATCGGTGCGTGGAAGCGATGCAGCGAGCTGCGTACCAAGGGTCTCATCACTTGGACTGGGGCTACCCGCGTAGCCTCAAGTGGTCGCCATGCACAGGTGTGCGTCCTGTCGCGGCCCAATCCCACAACCCTCTTCCCCATGCCCGAGGAATACCGATGGTGAGTAACGAAGATAGCCGCGGGATCTTCACCCGCATCCACGCCGTGACTATGTCCGCTGACCTGTTCCCCGCGGGCGATTCCGCGGGCGAATACGTTGCCTCCAAGACCGTGAAGGTCACGATCCTGGCGCGCTGGCAGCGCACGCCCACCGATCCTCGCCTACTGGATTGGAGCCTGATTGCCATGTCGCTTGACGGCGTGACTCTGTCCGAGGAGGTCGGCATCCCGTCCGACTTCCCCATGCAGCAGCTCGTGAATGCCGCCACGGTCTCAAGCAAGATGCGGCGCATCCTTGAAGGCAACGGGCCGGAGGTGATCGCATGAGATACCTATCCGTGTGCAGCGGCATTGAAGCAGCCACCGTTGCGTGGCATGGCCTGGGGTGGACCCCGGTTGGCTTCAGCGAGATCGAACCATTCCCGAGCGCGGTACTCGCGCACCACTATCCCAGCGTTCCCAATTTCGGAGACATGACGAAGCATGAGCAATGGCCCCTTCAACCCGGATCAATTGACCTTCTCGTGGCTGGAACCCCATGCCAGTCATTTAGTGTTGCGGGACTCCGGCAAGGACTCAAAGATCCACGCGGAAACCTCATGCTTACCTACCTTGCAATCGCTGCACGTTTACGGCCTCAATGGGTTGTGTGGGAAAATGTCCCCGGTGTCCTGTCAAGCAACGGAGGACGGGATTTTGGTTCCTTCCTCGGGGCGTTGGGGGAACTGGGGTATGGGTGGGCCTACAGGGTCTTGGACGCTCAATGGTGCAGAACACACGGGCATCCCCGCGCCGTCCCGCAGCGCCGGCGACGTGTCTTCGTTGTCGGATGTCTTGGAGACTGGACCCGTGCCGCCCAGGTTCTCTTTGAGCGCGAAAGCGTGCAGCGGGATTCTTCGTCGCGCCGAACGCCGCGGGAAGGCGTTGCCGCCGATGCTGAAGGTTGCGCTGGAACAGTCAGCAGCAAATGGGCAAAGGGAACAGGCGGTCCCGCGGGTGACGAATGCTACAACCTGACTACGCAGCCTATTGGCTACCGCTGGCAGAATGACCGTGATGGTCTACAGCAGGACCATGCCATTGCTGCCATGTGGGCCTCAACCGGAAGCTCTGGCTTCCATGAAATGAACCATCCGGTGGTGGTTCAGCCCGTCCCCATTCAAGATGGGCGGGAAATGCAGAAGGCGCAGAATGGACTTGGCATTGGTGACCAAGGCGATCCCGCCTACACGCTAGATACGACCGGGGCGCAAGCTGTTGGACAGCCCGTTCCGTTCACCAAGTCCAAACGCGCCCAGTCCGTGACCGATGACAAGACCTGGGTGGATGGGCAGGTGAATCCCACGCTCTCGTTGTTCGATCAAGGCGACACGCGGGCGACCACGGTCGCGGTGGCGTTCCCCATCAACACGCTGACGCTCGGCGGTCGACCCGATGCGGTCAACGACAAGCGTATGACTATGGGCGTGGGAGAGAACGGAGATCCGCAATTCACGTTGCAGGCTGCTCACGGTCATGCGGTGGCCCACGCCTTCTACAGCACGGGCGGAACGCACGGCGTGAACCAACATCCTGAAGTGTCTCCTGCCGTCAAGGTGGGTAGCGGACTTGGCATTCCTTCGCCGCCAGCGGTGGCTCAAGCCATGAACGTGCGCCGGCTTACCCCACGCGAATGTGAACGCCTTCAGGGGTTCCCAGATGACTACACGCTCATTCCGTGGCGCAAGAAGCAAGCCGAGGACTGCCCGGATGGGCCGCGCTATAAGGCGCTCGGAAACAGCATGGCGGTGAATTGCATGGCATGGATTGGTGAACGCATTGCCGCGGTAAACGCGGAGATCGGGACAAAGGAATGACTACCGAAAACCGTTGGGCAACACCCACCATCTTGGAAGTGCAATGGCGGTTGGACGGACTGCCGAACTACGTTGATGAGGATGCCATCGCGGCCACCCTTGCCATGCCAGCGACCAACAAGGATGGCGTTCCTGCCATCGCTGCCATCGGGTGCGCGCCGTTGGACAACGTCACCAGTACCCAAGAGGACTATTTCCCGGTGCGGTATTGGCTTGTCCATGCGCTGCTTGTGGACATCGGAGAGAGCAAACGCCGGGATGCCGTGATTGCCACGCGCATCTCGAGCGTGGCGATGTGGGAACCAGGCGACACCGCCGACAGCGTCCGCACGGAGTACCTCGGCCGCGTGGTGTCGTTTGTGGCCGACAGCCTTAAGGCGATGGAGGTGGGCGATGGTTGACATCGCTCATCAGAAGCTGCTCGCGATCACGGTGAGGCCATCCACCCAGGTGGTGTTTAGCGATGCGACCGGGCGCGACATTGCCGCCATCGTCATCAACGACAAGCACCCGCACATTGCGCGTTTGGTGTTCAAGGTGTCGGCAGACATCAAGATCCGAAGGGAGACCGCAGAATGAGGCGTATTGCAGAATCCGTCCGCGCCGGCATTGCTGCCGATCAGGCTGCCGGGATGCAGCCCAAGTTCATTGCCCTCAAGTGGGGCGTGCATCCCTCCACGGTCAGCCGCCTTGTGGGAACAAAGCGCAAGGTGACATTGCAACAGGCCGCGTCAGTCCTGTCGGCGCACCGCCGGGGGGTCAGCAAGGCCACCATCGCCGCGGAGATGGGGGTGTCCGTCAGCGCCATCCGTCGCATCCTCAAGGGAAATACCATTGCTGCACGAAAAGCGACAGGGGATTTGCATGATTAATATCCCGGCCCGTGTACGTTTGCTCCGAAAGGAGGACGGCGCGATGGAAGATCCGTGTGTGGATTGGAGAGCGCGGGCGGTTGCCGCGGAGGCCATGCTGGCACGCATGGAGCTGCTGGTCTACAGCGAGCGCCCCACGGTGCAGAATCCAAACGGCACGACCTGGCGCGACCGCGCCATCAGAGCCGAGGAGGAAGCACAGAAGTGCCGCAACGTCCTGCCCACGCATATTGAGCGCATCCTGTATGCGGGTGAGGGGTAACCAATGCCGCGCCAAGAGGAGGACGAGGACATCGTGGACCGTATCAAGGGCAGCGCGACGACCGACCCCCTCACTATTGAGGCGATGCACGAGGTGATTCGCATCCGCCGGGAGATGGCGCGGATCATGCGTACCGGGAATCAACTACAGCAGGAGTTGGAACTTTGCAAGAGCCAGCAGGCCAAGCAGGCGCGTTGATGTTTACCGTCCCCGGCGCAGCCGCGCCGCAGGGAAGCAAGCGCGCCTTTCGCACGGGTGGCCGCATCGTCCTCGTGGAGTCAAGCGCCAAGGTCAAGCCCTATCGCGCCGCCGTGGCGGCAGCGGCCTACGCCGCCGGCGCGACCGTGGTGGACGGCCCGGTGAGCGTGCGCGTGGCGTTCTTGTTCGTCCGCCCCGCCAGCCATTTCGGGGCGCGTGGGCTGCGGACGGCCGCCCGCACGTTCCCCGGCAAGCCCGACACCGACAAGCTCGTGCGCGCCACGCTGGACGCGCTCACGGGCATTGCCTACCGCGACGATGCCCAAGTCGTGGAGATTTGGGCCACGAAGGCATACGGGCCGACCGCGCAGACGGTCATCGCCATTTCGGTCGCTTGACTTTCGGCTACCGAGCCGTATAATGATCACGCCCTCGCACGTTGCGCGGGACGGGCGCGGCGCTCCGCGTACACGAGGAGATGCATATGGAACTCGCAAGGATCGGGCAAGCGCAGCTTGACCCCATGTCAGTCGCCCAGGTGTTCAAGGCTTCGGGGATGTTCCCCGACATTCAGTCGGAGGCCGCAGCGTGCGCGAAGATCATCATCGGGCGCGGCCTCGGCCTTTCGGACTATGACGCGATGACGGGCCTGCACATTATCAAAGGCAAGGCCGTGCTGGCCGCCAACCTGATGGCCGCAGCCATCAAGCGCGCAGGGAAGTACGACTACCGCGCTGCCTGCACGGACACGGATTGCAGCATCGTGTTCTTTGGTCGCAGCCCGGAGAACAAGTGGGAGGAGATCGGAACCACGACCTTTTCGATGGACGATGCGAAGCGGGCGCAGCTCGGCGGGGACAATTGGCGCAAGTGGCCCAAGGCCATGCTCTTCGCCCGCTGCATCTCAAGCGGCTACAAGCAGCATTGCCCGGACGCGCTTGGCGCGGCCCCGGTGTACGTCGAAGCCCACGGCGAGACCGAGATCACGGAGGAAGCCCCGTCCCGCGGCTACGAGGCTCCCAAGGCCCGCGCCGCCCTTGCCGCCCCCGCAGCCCCTACGATTGACGCAGAGGCCTCCGTGGTGGAGGATGCCCCGAAGCCCGTCCGCAAGCGCACGGCCAAGCAGGAGGCCAACCCGGCCCCGGAAACGCCCAAGGCGGCTGACGGCTACCCTGACGAGTACGAAGGCGCGTTTGAGATCCTGCGCGTGGTGCGTCGCCCCGGCAAGCCCATTGCAATCAACGCCGTGGGCGAACACGGCGCGGTGTGGATTGCCACCTCTGTGGCCGAGTACGGTGACCTGGCGGAAGCAAACGTGGACCGGGAGATGCGCCTCGAGGTTGCCCGGATCGGGCAGACGCTACAGGTCATGCGCATCATCGGGCCGATTGCCCCGGCCAAGGTTGACCCCGCGGACGTACCCTTCTGACCGTAAACTAGTCGTTCTTCTCCCCCTCGCTTGCGGCCGCAGGAAGTTGGCCAGCAGGCGGGGGGTTTTCGTTTGCGAACGGGACGAGGCGGTTCAACGCCTCCTGCCGCTTGCGGCACGGGCCGCATTGACGGATGCCCACGGCCTTCGTTGCGGCAGCCACAACGTCCCCCAGGCCGCGCCATCCTTCGGGCTTGCGCGTGCGATCAAGCTGCGCCAGCGCCCACGCCTCGCGCCCTGCGGCCGGCACGGAGTCGGGGACTTCAATGCTGCGGCCGTTGGTGGTGTAGATCATGTCAGCGTAATGGTGGACGGCAAGGTGAACCCATAGCCGTTGGCTGAACCGCACAAGCACTCGGCTGGATTGTCGGGTGCGCCTGTAGTGATGGTGTCGCATGACGCGCCAGGAAACGGCGGTGCATACGACAGAGAATTCCACGGGCCGCCAAAGCTGGCGTGCGTTTGATAGAAGTTCAATGGAACGGTCACTCGTGAAAGGTAGCGCGTGTAAATTCCGGTGAGAGTACGAGTGGCGGTAAACGGAACAGGCTTGTAGAAGTACGCTTCTGCGCTCCAGCCGTGGTAATACCCATATTCGTATGCTGAGTCATACGGTGGATCACACAAAGTTGAGCCAGTCTCATTTGTCGCTTGTACGGGGTAATACGGCCCGGTGGTATTGAACCCACCAAAGTTGACATAGACAACATCATAGAGGCCGCTTGCTCCCCCACAGCAAGAGCAAGTCGAACAGATGCCACCAATGTTCAGTCCGCTGCATAGATATTTGTATGCGGCGACAATCCCGCCATTATCAAACGTGTTGGATTCTGACAATACCGCAATACCATTTGCCGTTCCCGTGAATTGCATATTTCCAGTCCAGTTTCCGCCTCTGTAAGTCAACGTGTCCTCGGTGATAGCGCAGCATTCGCAATTTGGATCGTCATTGCGATACCAACCATCTCGGTAATACTTTCCTTGATATGCACCTATTCCGTTATTCCACCCAGCCCAAATCTTGCGGTCGCAATAGATCGGCGTAGATGTGCCGCAAATGGTGGACACACAGTCGGCGGTGGTAGAAAGCCCCTTTGGCTCTCCGCGAACCCATCCAGCCTGAGAGGCCGTAATGGTGAATGTTGGCGTAGACGTACCGACAACCGGAACGCAGACGGTGTTACCCGGCGGGATTGTCCCACCGCCGCAACAACACGAAGCGTTCAGGATGCCGCTCATGCCACGATGACGAGCGCAGCAATGAAGATGAGTAGACGCGTCACTTGATGATCCCGCGCTTGCAGAGGTAGATGCCGCCGGCAACGCCGAGGCAGAAGCAAAGAGCGGCCGCCCACACCGAGCCAACGAAACTGGAGAGGTCTGCGAGAAGCATCATCAAGCCTTTCTTCGGGTCTGCGCCTTGCGGAACGCCGCGTCGAATTCCGGGTCTTGCGCCCGCATCGCGGCAACGTACTCCCGATCCCCTTCGGGTCGGTTGGGATCTAGCATATCCACGGCGAGTTCCGCCGCGGCTACCTTTTTACGAGGCAGCCATCCGATTGCAACGCGCATGGCCGTGCCGATGCCCGATTGCCATACGAGGAAGGCGATGCCTGCCACGGCCACGCCGATGCCCCACCAGCGCAGGGTCGAAAGCCATGCCGGGGTGATGTCCTGCACCTGGGTGAGCTGAACGTGGATATCCGCCGCCGTGGTGTCAATGCGCGTGGCGCGCTCCACCACCTCCGCGTCCTTGATGGCGTGGCCGTGGTCAATGAGTGCCTGGGCATCCGTGCGGATGGCGTTCGTATCACCCGCGATACGTTCCACCGGGCTGCACGCGACCGCCAGCAAGGCCACCGCGGCAAGCGCAAGCCATACCCGGCTCATTGCTTTTCGATCTTCCCCACGCGCTCCTCAAGCGCCCCGATGCGGACGTTGATAACCCGGATCTGTGCGTTCCCCTCCCCGGTCGCCTGCTGGATCTTTTCCATCTCCGAAGCCATCTTGTCCAAGGCGCGCGTCTGCTGCTCGTCGCGTTCGCTTCGCTGCCCCGCGTAGACGAACGCCCCGGCAATGGCAATGACCGCCACCGCAAGCTGCGCCGGCTTCATCCAAAACTCCACGGCATTCTTGGTTTCGATGGTCATGGCTCACCACGATGAAATGATGCAGATGAGGCCACCGCCACCGTTGCCGCCAGCGCCTGTAGTGGTTGAGGATGCGCCTGAACCGCCGCCGCCCGCGCCGTAACCACCCACGCCGCCAGCGGCGCTTGTGCCGCTTGACGAGGTGCTACCACCGCCACCCGAACCGTAGAAGCCCACGTTGCTGCCTGCGCCGCCTGTACCCGCGCCGCCCGTACCAATGCCAACCCGCGTAGCTCCTGATCCGCCGGCGTAAGTCGTGCCGCCCGATGACATCCCGCCCCCACCACCGCCGCCTGGTGCGCCCTGCGAAGTGCTAGCAGTCGTTCCAATCGCAGCCGTGCCGCCCGTGCCACCAGCACCACCAAGCCACAATGCGTTGGTCGTGAGAGCCGCACCGCCAGCGCCGCCCGAATTTGTGCCGCCTGCGCCAAAGTTGCCGCCAGCCGCGTAGGCGTAGGTAATGCCGGACGCGGATGCTGACGATGCGCCGCCCGCCGTGCCTGGGTTTCCGTTAGTGGTTGCAGAAACACCCGCGCCACCCGTGCCACCCGTACCGACCGTAACGGTAAGAGATCCAGGAAGTGCCACAGCGCGATACGTCAGCTCCGTGATCCCGCCGCCGCCACCACCTCCGCCGCCGCCCTTATTGGCTGATGCGTGGGCATGGCCGCTGCCGCCGCCACCACCCGCGCCGATGCACACAATCTGCACCGTGCGGCAGCCGCTCGGCTTCGTCCATGTCCCGGAGGTCGTAAAGAGCTGCACATCGACACCCGCCCCAGGCTCCCATTGAGTCGTGCCGGAAACGTAGCGCAGCAAGTCGCCATTGGTCGGGGCCGATGACGAAACGGACGTGCCGCGGATCTTGGCAACGGTCGGGGCCGGGTAGGTGCTTGACAGGTCGCCCGAGGCTGCTCCGCTAGGCGCTCGAGAATCCGACAGGCGCGCATCGTTTCCAACGCACGCCGTGGTCGATGCCGTGCCAAACGACACCGCAAACGTCCGGCTAGCGGTCAGATCGCCGCCACCCGTCAAGCCCGTGCCTGCGGTCAGGACGATGCTATTTGCCGCCTTGGCCGCGAGGTCGGTAGTCAGGTTGGCAACCTGGGACTGCGCAAGGCCAGCGGCAGGAATTGGGTCGCTGCCGGCGCTGCCGTGGCTGCTGCCGTGGGAAGTCGGGGTGCGGGCGTTTGAAAGCCTGCTGTCCGTTGCACCAACAAGCTGCGTAGATGTTCCCCCACCAGACGTAGCAATGTCTGCCGAAATAGTGCGATTCGTAGACAGGTCACCACCGCCGGACAATCCCGTCCCCGCAATTACTTGCCGGGTGGTAGGAACAAGGCCTGCCAGATTTGAACTTAAGTCCTCCACCTGACTAATTGTGATTGTCACCGGATCGCTGCTTGTCGCGTAATGACTTGCCGCGTGTGCCGTTGGCGTGCGGGTGTTTGATAAGCGACTATCCGTAGCCTCCACGATCTTGCCCGCCGTAGCCGCGCCGCTGGCTGCAAAGTCTGCGGCGATGGTTCCGGTAGCGGTGATAGTCCCGCCCGTCAGTCCCGTGCCAGCCGTGATGCTCACGACCGCGCCGGCGGAAACAGTCACGCCGGAATCAACCACCGAGATGGATACTTGGTCGGCCATTAGACGGACCCCGCGTAGATGTTGACCTGTGCCGAACCGAGCGAGATCAACCGCTTGACCACGCTGCTAGGAAACAGGATGTCAAGGTCATACAACGCGTTGCCGCACGGAAATGCGCTGGTGATGGTCGAAGGAATCTTGATAGTCGCTACGGTCTTTGCGCCGTTCAGCGTGATGTAGTTGGACGTATTGGCGGTCAAAAAGGCCGTTTCGCCCGCTCGAGCCACGCGGAGCCGCCAATCAGTCGCTGTTGCAAGGGCCGGATAGGTCGCAGGCCAATCGCTGACCGTAACCACCGCCTGAAATTCCGCGCCCTGCTCAAAGATGATGTTCCAAGTAGTTGTCATGGTTTATCCACCTCCACCTGTAGTGCATGATACGACCACGGCATTCGGCATTGAGAACCAATATTGCGGTCCAAACGGCGGCGATCCGGTCGTGTACGAAGTCGGAAATTGCTCCACCATCATCACAATGGTGTCGTTGGCGATGGGAACCGCTCGGATGGTCGCATTGGTGTAGTCGCTTTGCGCGACACCTGGCGCAATGAAGTTGCGCGTGTCGCCCGTGCCGTAGTTCAGGTTGGCGTTCTCTGCCATGTTGCGCGCCAAAATCGACCCGCTGCGCCCATACGCGCCAATGGCAACGCTAGGAGTTCCGCCTGCGCCAGCGGCCGGATTCGGTTCGACTTCCTCAAACGAATACCGCCACCGCCAGTTGGTATACAGCTCCGAACCCGTGATCTTGGCGGGGAACACCCGGCACATCGGCGGTGGAACGTCAATGATGGTTGCGCCCACGAGGTTTCGGTACGCCTGGGCGTTGCCCTTGGCCGTCACAAGGTCGGACGGGTTGACCTCCGAAACACCTTGCAGCCCGAACCGCCAATCGTCCTCGCGTGCCTCGCTAATCGTGTACGGGGCAAGCTCGCCGTCAATCTCGGCCATCCGGTAGGAAACCTTGCCGATCTGACCAATGGTCGTGGACGCATCCGTGTACCAAGGAATCCACCCAGCCCACACCGTGCGGCCGAACGGGATGACGCTATTCCGAGAGACATAATCGTCTCGAATCTTGGTGCGCGTCAAAGCCGGCGGCCATCCCGGCGAGGTTGTCAGTTCCGCGCCGGATGAATCGTTCACCACGATGGAAGCATCCGTGAGGTAGGCCGATCCAATGTCATTAGGAGCGCGCACCCAACTAGGCGTAGCGCCTTGTGTGCTTACCGCCTGCTGGCTGAAGTTGATGTCCGCCGCCGGGGTATTGGCGATGGTGACATTGTTGAACACCGTCCGCGCCTCCACGCTGCGCCGAGGCATAACTACGGAGGCAATGCGCGGGGCGCGAGCCTGATATCCGGTCGCGTTCCACAGGCTCACCAGCGCATCCGTGGACAACGCCGCGCCATTGACGGGCTGCATACCCCCGCGCATGGCCGCCTGATAAGTGTTCATTGCGGTGTTGTATTGCGCTTTGAGGCCCGTCCGGCTGATGAACCGCGTGGAGCTGCCCGTCGATACCACGATCTGCTGATTGGCAGAGGCGATGGCATCAAGCAGGATGGAGAGGCTGACGTTCGGCGAGCCGCACAGGTCGCCAAGCCGGCGGATGTATTCCGGGCTTTGCGTGGTGAAACCCGTAGGCATCGTCAGATTGTCGCCCGATGCCACCGTCCCGATGTCCGTGATGAGATCCGAATAGGTGCGGGTAGAGTCAACCCGCCAACGCCCATCGCTTGACCAAGTGGGGGACAGGTTGGTGTTCAGAATGGCCGCGCTGGAGAACTTCCAGTACCACCGCTCGTCCACCAGCTCAACCATGACCACGCCGCCCGACTCGCGCCAAAAGAACGGCTGCTGCGGACGGGCATACAGGCCCGACAGCACGACCGACCGTCCACTTGAGTCCTCAAGGGTAAGGCTGACGGTGGTAGACCCGTACAGGGTTGCAATCTGCGTGGAGGCCACGAGGACGCTAGCCCGCGTGTGCTGCGTCATGCCCACCGGGACATCAACGCGGAACAGATCCTCCTCCGCGATGCCGATCTGCCGCGCCGTGCTTCGCATCTCCTGCGTAGGCAGGAGCGTGGGGATGACGTTCGCGCCTGCGGTGATGTACGCGCTCACGCTCATGCGTAGTCCTGGGGCGTGCCGACGTTGTACGCGGCCGCGTTGGTGTCGGCGTTGAACACGGACACGGCGGTGTTCTGCCCGTCCGCATCGGTGTTGAACCCGAGCGATGCCGGGGCAATGACTGTCTGCGTGGGCGACCACCATTGCCGGCGGCCGGACACGGTGCTGTACCCGTTGCTCGTTGCGCCACCGCCGTCATAGGACTTCAGGGTGCGGGTATATACCCCGATGAACGTGCGCTGGCCGCCCGTATCGACATCGCCGAAGTTGACCTTCCAATCGTCCTTGACGACCACGAAGCCCGATGGAATCGGCCGGAAGATGCGCTGCGGCGGGGTGTTGACTCCCTTGACCGTGGTGACTTCCTCGAGGACCGTGCTTGCCTTGCCCGCCTGGAACACAAAGTCCGAACCCTGCGTGTAGAGGGTTTGAAGGCGGTGCATCTTGGTGTCGGTATAAACGCTCGTGACCGTCTGCGACCGCTCCACGCCAGCGGGCTGGTTGGCCGCGTTGTTGGTCATGCGCGGCAGCGTGGCAAACGGCCCCTGATTCATCGCCGTATTGGCATCGTCAAAGTTGGTATCCGGGGCCACCATTGAGGTGGTCGGAGTGCCAGGAGTGCAATACGCGGTGATCGCCGTGATGACTTCGGCCACGGGAAGAGTGCTTGCAACACCCGGAGTCTTGGCCGACAGGCTGTTGTTGTACCAATGTGGGACAGACGCAATACCCGTGGTTCCACCATAGGAATCTGGGTATTCAGGGCATGTCCGCGTTACCGTGAAGAATTGACCGATGAGGTTAGCAAGCGGAACGGGCGGGAGCGTGGTGGAGGGCGTTGGATCGCCGGCAAACGCGTAGCACCGCGCCTGAATCTCCACGCGCACCTTGGCACGCGTCATCATTTCCTGCTCGGAGAACACGATGCGGTCAAGCTGCGACGAGCGGAACGGAATGCGGGTTTGCGCCAGCACCACGGCTGCCCACATCATGTGACGGACATCGCCATTGATTGGCCCCTCGAGGTCGCAGTTAAACCGCAGGGTGGCAAAGGTGAGGTCGGTTCGGGAACGCTCGTAGGTGAAATCGCAGTTACCCGTCAGCGCGCTGTCAGGCAGCTTGATGCGCGCCTGGGTGTCAACGATGGTGTAGATAAGCGAGTTGCCGCTTTCATTGTAGGCAAACGTCTGCGACTCCCGTCGCCAAATGCTGCTGTCCGGCGGACGAGTCGGCAGGATGGCCTTGCGGAACAGGTCGGCCCAAGGCGCTTTGCCGTTGACCTGACCGCTTGTGTTGTTTTGAGCGTAGGCGGTATCGGTGTTCCCGTTGGATAGGTCAAGCACGATGCTGCCCGTGACCGTGCGCGTCATGTGGCCTGCGGCATCAAGCGTGAACGACTGCACCCACCGATGGGACACAATCGGGCAATCGTCCGGCTCGGCCATCGCATTTCCTACGATGGTGAACGTGATCATCGCCGCCTGCCGGCCGCTGATTTCCGTGACGGTCATGGACATCAGGGGGCCGCGCAGCGCATCCGGCCCGGAGGACTCGTAGACCGCTTCGGTTGCGCCGTCTGCCGTCACCCAAATCTTGACCTCGTCAACGCGCCCCGGCTCCTTCTTGGTGAGGTTGGCAAGCGTGGTGTAGGTCGAAGTGCCGTAGGAAACCAGCGCGGACCCCGAAATGGTGGTCTCGTATCGAATCTGCGTGTAGCCGTCCTCCGCGTAGATCGCTCGCGCATCCCACGAGGTGATGTTGGCATACGGGAGCGTGAACGTGTTGTCGCCCAGCTTGAACGCCACCCATGTATTGCCGTTGGTAGACATCAGAAGCCCTTCATTCCCATGAGTCGCAGATCTGCCAAGAACGGTTCATTCATTGCGCCGTAGTCAATCTTCTGATCAGGTGCTTTGCGATCAAGGTTGCGCAAACTTCTAGCAATGTCACGAAGCAATTTCGCCCCCGCGCTGCCTTCATTTGTAGCCATAGAAATGTCGTATCCCTGCTGACCATTCCACACATATGACATTCCTGCCGCGATGTAGTCGGTGGCAGTCTTGCGTGCTTCCACAATCTTGCTCACGGCTTCTGCAAAAGCGGCCAATCCTTCCGCGATTGCCGGAAGAAAACTCTTTACATACTCCAAGATGTCCGCGATGTATTTGGTGATTGGGCGAAGGAAAATTGCGCCCATAGCAGCCAAACTTGATCGAAGTTCTACGAACGTGCGCTCAATGCGGCCGACCTCAAGCATCTGTGCGCCAATGGCCCCGCCGTACTGCATCCCCATGCGGAAGCGCGTGTTGACCATTGCAATCTGATTCTGCATCTCGGCAAGTTGAATGCCTGGGCTGTAATCGCGGAGGTCGTTTGCCACCTCAAGCACAAAGCGATTCAGGGCGAGGAGCGCCTTGCCGACTTCACCCACCACCTTTGTCAGCACGGTGAACACACCAGCCACAGCCGTGAAGGCCGTGGATGCAAACCCTGCCGCCGATGCAAGCGCGCCGATTTCCTCGCTAGCCGCAGCCGCAGCTTCAGAACCGCTTTCAGCGCCCGCCATCTGACCAACGCCGCTGATGCCTTCAGCCTTGGCGCTGCCCTTCTCGTTGATGTCGATGACGATGCGTCCAAGGTCTTGCATGGTTACAGTCCGTTCTCAAAGGCGCACACGAAGGTCTCCGTGCCGCGCATCCAGCCAACCAAGTCCTCGGCCGGCTCAACCTGACCGCCGTTTCGCCAGGTCAGCGCGATGGTGAGGATGCCGTTGAGGTCGTTCTGATTGAGCAGCGTCCGCAGCCCGTCGATGAATTGCTCAATGCCGTTGGAACCGGAGATGCGCTCCGTGGCACGGTTGACCGGGTCAAGGAGGCCGCGCCACCACACGATGATGTCGATCTTGGCCTCCTGCAAGCCCACGCCCGACCGCCAATGCAGCGCGGTGTCGCCGCCTGGGATGATCTGTATCGCGTACTGCGCGATGGTCTCATCACTCGGCCGCTCCGACAGGTACACCGCGCTGCCGTAGCCCTCGGTCACCATCCAGTTGGCAATCTCGGTCAGGAGCGCGTTCCACACCGCTGCGTTCTGCGTAGCCATCAGCCCACCGCCTTCTGATGCTCGAGGTTCATGCGGATACGGAAGGCGAGGTCAGCATCCCCGGTAGCAAGCGCCACCGTCTGCTGCGCCACCTCTGCCGATCCCAACGCCATAGCGATGGCCCGTGCCTGAACAATGCTCTGCCGCGCCTCAATCATGGGAATGTTCTGCGCGAGGCCCATAGCAGTCTCCGGGTCAAAGTCGGTGGGAGGCCGCCCATAGGTCGCCAAGAACACGGCGGCCTCCCGTGTCAGTTTCCCGCGTTCTGTACCGCCTTGCCCAATCGGGCAAAGACCGCGAACAGCACCTCGTCGGCGGCCTCCTGGGCCACCTCGGGGGTGCGTGCCACGGCCCGGATCGCGTTGGCGATGTCGGCCACGGTCGGCTGTTCGCCGCCGGCAATGCTGCGCTTCTGCACGGAGGCCACCAGCTCGTTCCATTGGATCACGAGCGCGCCCGTGGGAATGGTCACGCGGAACAGCATCGGGTCATTTTCTTCGTTCAGGTCGATCATGTGGTAGCCGAGGTGGCAAGAATGTTGGTGGACGGGGTCGGGATCGCCTTGAAGGTCAGCCCAAGACGCTGCTCCACGTTGCCGAAGTTGCTGTGGTTGATGGCATCACCCATGATCATGCACGTTGCGAACGTGTACGAGGTCTTGCCAGCCGTCAGGGGCAGGATCTTCACCCCGAACGTGCCGCTGCCGTTGATGAGCAGGCGGCCCACCGTAGTGGTGTATTCCGCGCCGCGCTCCCGCACGGCCAAGGCCGTCAGGTTGGCCGCGTCCCACTTGACCAGGGTGCAGGAGATGACCGCCGTGGTGTTCTGAAGCACCATTTCCTCCGGCACAGCGCCCGAGGCCACGGTCTTGATCTCGTGGACGTTGTCGGTGTAGGTGATCTGCGGAAGGCTGTCGTTGTCGGTCAGTCCGAGGTCAACGTAGCCAGCTCCGAGGTTCACTTGGATCTTGGTTGGTCCTGCGACGAAAATTGCGGTAGCCATCAGCTTCTTCCTTTCAGGATTCGGGCGAGGCCTAGTCTAATCGACTTTCCGATCTCTCCCCATTCATCGTTGGTAGGAATCATAAACGGTCGCTTGG